AATAAATTTATGCGCGTGTTTAACGTGCAGTTAAATAAAAGTTAGGCAAACATAGGGTGAGCAATGCAATCCAAGGTCATTGGAAGAAAAATCTCAGAACTAAGCCTGGTTAAACTTCATTGAGGAAGTGGAACCTGCCTTTTGGTATTTGTGCGTTTGGCCATTGTCTAGCGTTCTCGCCGGGGGTCCGGAGAACAGTGATCTGTCCGAGAAGCTGGAGTTCAAGAAGGTCGGGGAAATCTAATTCGTCAGAATCGAAGATGAGTTCTTCGTGAGAGAATTGAATTGCGCCGGTCTTGTACATCCATCTTATTGTTCGGAAGTCGGGACGTGTGCCGTGTTCGATTACGATCTTGTTCCAGATGTATCTACATAAGTAGTACAAACGTGGATGGTAACCAAAGTCCGCTGTTGCGATACCTAAGGCTGCTCCTGCTAAAGCTGCGAAGTTGTGCTCTCGTTCAGGAAAGAACAAGTGAGCAAGTAAGTCAAACTCGTCACGAACGGGAAATCCCATTTCGTTAAAATAGCTCAAGACTGTCATGTTAGTGATCCTGTCTGAGATGAGTGACTTAGTTGAACTTAGCTTTGCATTATAATAATACATAGCTGATGCGGCTAGCATGTCAAGAAAGTTTGGTCCGTAAATTTTGAACATTAATTCCATGAATCCGATTATTGAATCGTCTCCTTGAAAACGTGCCCAGAACTTATCGTTCCAGATGTTAACACCAAGTGCTGATAAACATGTCATCAACATTATAGAATTACAAAATGTATCCATGAGTTGGGTCTGCTGAAAGCCTGATCCAAATCCATTATAACGCCAGAGCCAGAGAGTGTTGTCGGGAAGAAGGATTGGGGTGTCTGTGATCGAGGAGGTCATCCAAGTCCATAGGCGTTCAATCTTTCTCGGATCTTTGGGAACTGAGTTGGGATAGAAGTTTGTAGGTTCATACATTGAGAAGTCAAAGTAAGATCTCCAGATATTGTGAACGATACGAATCAATTGATGCAAAAGTTTGTTGTCAAATTTGCTCCAATCGGTTGCGATAAACGTTGATCGGGGTCCATCTTTGTGTGCTTCAGTGAATAGCGTGCGCCATCCGCCTCTAGCAATTTCTC